TCGTTACCTTCATAATATGATTGATCTGTTCCGTTAAGTAACCCCATTTATTTATGATTTTTCTTGTTGTATTTTTTTATCTTCTTCTCTGTCAGCTAAAGCTACTAAGTTAGGCTTTTCCATCATTATCCCGGCTAACTCTAATATTTCATTAACTAAAGATGTTTCTTCTGATACGTGTAGTTCAAAATCTATTGAGTTAGTGCTATTATATAGAGCTTGTCCAGCAACAACATTATAAGCCCAAGAAGGACTAGTTGGCTTTCCAATATATGTTACGCTATACAAAGCGTTTGGATAATCTGCAACACTAGGCGTAGGGTAAGTTAGCCAGTAGTCTGTGTATCTTTTAAAAATCGGTCTACTTGTTGTTGGTGCTGTTAAAGTTCCTTTTTCTTGATATGAGTGGTCATTTAAAGACAACTCTTCAGCTATAGCGTAATCATAACCGTCAGGTAAACCGCTTGTTGTATCATAGTTTATTCTTAGCTCGTTTAATCTATATAGATCCGTAAGATCTGCTTTATAATCCAAAGCCCCGCCAGTAGTTGGGGGTATTGGAATATTGTATTTGTAAAATGTTGATAGCTTTTCTTCAAGTATAGTTATTCTATCAGTATTTTCTTGTTGTGTACCAGGAAACCTTTTAAATTGATTTAAGTCATAAAAATATTGTTCAAATATTTTCATTTGAGCTTGACCAGCAAATAAGTTAAACTCTTGAGGTGTTATATATCCTCTTTGCTCTTTATTAGCTATAGCTAACACTCTTTGATATACTGTATCTACACTTACTGCCATTTTATTTTTTTTATTATGAAAGCTGGGTCACCTATCCGGCAACCCAACTATCATAAATAATCACTTATTTTAATCGCTTTTCAATACTGCTAAAGACCTCCATGCCTTCATCAGTTTTAAACCAAGCGGCTAAAGCAGAATATGGGTGCTCGTCAAAAGGAATTGTCATAAGCTTTCTATTATTAGAACTCCACACGAAAGATCTTTGGTCATCAGTGATTTTAATAATATTAGCTTCAACAGCTTTAATACCTATATTTCTCAAGTTAACATTTTCGTCATTAACAAGATCTAAGAATAAACTAGGATTTTTACGAGCAAATATCATCGTGTCTCTTCTAAGCTCGCTAGAACTCATCTTAGACACTTTAGAACCCATCTCAGCTCGCATAACAGCTTCAGCTAGATCAATGTCAATGGTTTTTGCCATTGTCATAGCCTCTAATTCCATTTCTAGTATATCAATTTGATCTGCAGCTTCCTCCGCTGGTTTTGCTTCTTCATATCGCTTACCTAAGTCAGGGTGATATAACGAAAGCAACTTCTGTAGAGTTTGCTTTTGTTTTGGAACAATTAAAAAACCATTTTCAAAAGTTATGTGCTCCAATCTAGCTTCTCCTTTCATCTCATCGACAAACACTGTTTGTTGATTTTTTGTATACTTAAGCTCACGCTCTATATTTTTTTCTTCGTCCCAATAGTAAATACCAGTTGATTTAATAGTTGCAGAAATTGGTTTATATCCTCCTAGAAGATAGTATGTTCTGTCTTTTATTTCCCAAGTTGGCTTGATCTCAGTCTTACTGGGCTGCTTGTAGCCTACTGAATTATCTGTTTCGTTTATAGAATTTTCAGTAAATTGTTCTATTTTATTGTTTTTTGTTTGTTTTTTTGCCATGATATAATATAATAAAAAATTAATAAAAAAGAGAGGAGGAATTAACCTCCCCTCTATTGAATATTAGTTGAACAACATAAAGTTGTTACCACCTTGAGTTACTAAACATCTTTCAGATAAGTAGTTTACTGTCATAACGTCTAAGTCGCTAGTAGCAGCACCTACTGAATCAGTGATCCATGTTTTCATTCTACGAGACTCAGTTTGAGAAGCACGGTAACGTACGTGTAAGAACGGACGCTTCATGTTTCTACCTAACATTTCATCATACACAGAAGATACACCAGCTGGGATAATAACTCCTCTAACGTCGTTATATCCTAAGCTACCTCTTAAAGAACCATCGTTAAGATATTTCCAGTCAGATTTGTAGAAGTCATAAGAACCTCTTCTAAATCCAGAGAAACCTAAGTTTAACGCCATATCGGAAGAGTTATCAAATACTCCGTAAGATGTACCATCAGCACCATAAGAGTTTTGACCAGCTAACATATCGTCAATGTTAAGTGAAAGACCTCTATCGGCGAAAATCATGTTTTCTTCGATAGCACCTTGAGCATCAAATTTCTTAAGTATCTCATCAAATGATTCTAAGTCAGTTGAAGCGCTTGTTCCTACGACACCAGTTGTAGTGTGTCCATAAGTTTTAATTGCATCAAATAAACCTTGAGTACCAGAACCATCAGCACCAAGATCGCTACCACCGATAGCTCCAGCGCCTGCTACAGAAAGCTTGCCTTCAAGACATACCATTTCGCAGTAGTCAGTGAAACGAGCTCTAGTGTCACCTTCAGCTTTTAGATACCATAAGTAACCATTTTGTCCTTGCTCACCAGAAACCTCAATCCAACCAATAGCAGATGCATCAGAACCAGTTACTCTATAAGTATCTTTAATGATAGTCATTTTATTGCTAAAGCTTTTGAAAGATGGTTCAACAGCTGCGAAATCATTAGTTCCGCCACCTAGACCCATACCGTTAGTTCCTTTATTAAACTCAGAACCATATACAAATAAACTAGCTGTATTAGCAGCGTCATCTGTAAAAGTATCGAAGCCAACAACAGCACCTACAGTAGCAGCCTCGTAAGGAAGAATTGTAGCTGTTGTTAAATCTGCTGCGATCGCAGATACATAACCTGGAATTACAGCTCCGTTATCATCAGATAAAACAACTGTTGCTCCTAAACGGATAGCGTGTGTTCCTGCGTCTGCAACTGTAAATACACCTGCGTCGGTTATAGAACCTGAATAAGATAAATGCAAACGACCTTGCTCAGACCACACAACGCGATCAGAAGCGCTAGCTTCCTCAGCACCTACTTGCGCTAAAAATCCTGAGATAGTTCTTTTACCATATCTCTCTACTTCTTGCTCGATTAATTCGGGCAAGTATTGTTGTGCCCAACCTAAAGTTGCGCTTGATGTGAAGTCTACGTAATTCGCCGATAACGCAGCCTTCGCTGGTGCTGGAACAGCATTTAAACTGCCTCCAGCTGTTGGAGTTACTCCCATAATTTCTAAATTTTTAAATTAATTACTTTCTTTTCATTTTAATTTTAAAATCATTAGAATTTTCACCGCTTAACACTCTAAACTTAGTTCCACCGACTTTTACTTCACCATGACTTTGTCTTGGATCCATGTTTACATTTTTACTTTTGGCGACACTATCCTTGATAGCATCTGCTCGGCCTTGCTCGTAAAAGTGTTTAGCCACAGCGTCTGCGTTCATTGCTGTAAATAGAGACTTGTGATAACCCTTAGCATCTGACATTGTATTATCTTCTGCCAAAAACTTTTTGACGAAATTGTTAATGTCGCTTTGAGCCGCTTTAATCTCTTCAGCATTGTTCACGTTAAATCTATACTTCTTATCTCCGACGTTGTATTCAAAACCTTTGAACTTGTCGTTAAAAACGTTGTTAGTTTTTTGTAAGAATTTAGATTTAGCTTTTTCAGCTGCTTTGTTAGCTTCCTCTGATTCCTTGTTGTATCGATTAAAAAAGTCCATGGCCTTCTGCGCTTCTGGCGGAAGATTAGAACCAGCTTTAATCTGATCATAATATTTAGACTTTTGCCCGTCTAAGTAGGCTTTCGCGCTGGCAACTTGCTCTTTTAGCGCTAGCTTTTTTCTTTTAATTTCTTTCTCATCGTCTAACTCTTCATCGTAGTTAAATGAGTCTTCAATTAAAAAATCTATTTCATCAACCGATAAATGCGGCTTTGTTATTCTATAATATTCTGTTAGAGCTGTTAAGTTATCTAATTGAGAATAATCTTTATTTAGATTAACGTAGTCTTCTAACGTTCCGCCAGTTTCTTCCATAAAGTCAACTAACTTTTGGATATTTTCTGGTAGTGGTTTTCCTGTAGCCTCTGCTTCAACTATAGCTTCTTCAACTTTTTCAGTTATTTGTTCTACAGTTTCTTCTTCAACTTCATCAGTTACTTCTTCAAGAGCGGGTTGTTCATCTTGAACGGTCTCTTCCCTTTGTGATACTTCTTCAACCAACTCTTGTAAAGCTTCGGTTGGTTCATCTGTAACCACGTCTGTTGTTTCTTGCTCTTGATCGGCATCTTTTACTTCTTCTTCTTCTTCTTTTTCACTAACCGGCGGTTTGCTAAGATCTAGCTTAACAACATTATCTTCTACCGGTTTAGTCATTTTTTTCATATCAACCTTTACGACATTGTCGTCGTCTTTTTTAATTTTGTCCATAAAATAAAATATAAAATTAGTAATTATCTAGGCTCAAATCCACCTAAGTCAAATCCACCAAGTATATCATTACCTGAAGACTCAAACTTTTTAGGTGAACCACCTGTCTTTCTTTGATCTATAAGCTCACTCTGTTGTGATGCTTGTATTTTTGTTCTTTCGTCTTTTCTATCTTCCTTTTCTTTTTCCCTACTTTTCATACCTTCAACTTCAGCTTGCTTCAGCTGCATGTTCATCTGAAACTCTAGCTGCATAAGTTGCTTTTTTATTTCAGCTTCTTGCTGCATCGACTGAACTCCTAATTGAGATTTAACTTGTTCTAACTGCATTTTTGTTTGGGCTAACGCTTGTTCTTTTTGAACCTCCACTTGCGCTGCGGCTTGAGCAGATTGAGCATTAGCTTGAGCTTGAGCTTGAATATTTTGCTGAGCTATCATTTGATCTCTTTCTAGCTTTTGTTTTCTTCTAACTTTTAACAGTTGATTAGCAAGCCTAATATTTTTAATTTCTCTAATATCAATAGCGTCTTCAAGGTCAATATTTTTTTGAGCTAATGCTACTTGTATATTATTCTCAAGCATTGCTTTCTCTTCTTCGTCTGGCGCAAGCTCAATAAATATGCCAAAATCATATAAATGTAGATTACTCATTTCTTCAAGCGTAGCTACATTGTGAGTACCTATGGCTTGTATAAAAGCATCTTTAGTTGGAGAGTATTCTATTATGTCAGATATTCTTAGTGATAATTGTTCAGCTACGTCAGCTGTTAAAAATAATCCAGCTTGTAGTATGTGTCTTGTAGCTGTATTACTATTAGCGGCAGCTAATTTTTGAACGCCTACTAAAGCATTTTTATCAGGCATACTACCATCACGCGCTTCGTTTAGCCCTGTTGTATCGCGCATCATTTGCAAGTAGTAATTGTAAGTGGTAATTAAGCTTTGTATCTTAGCTCCACCACTACTGCTCCTAATTTCTTGTATAGGTACTCTTCCAGGGTTCATGTCACCATCAGCCGTCATTGATCTACCAATAACGGAACCAGTTTGGAAGAACATGTTTAAAGCCTCTTGCGGATTGTAGTTTGTTCCGTTACCTAAATCTATTTCAGCTAAACCATCAGCGTCAAGATAAACTCCATCGGGAACCATGCGCGACATTACTTGCTGTAGTTTTAAATGGGTTAATTGGATCATATCAGCAAAGCCAGTGATACGGCTAACTAAAGATTCAATTTTACCATTGTACATTCTTGGAGCAACAATACTGTAGTTCATTTTAACCTTAGTGTAATCACTCTTTGGTCTCATCATGTTTTTAGACAACTCCCATTTAAGAAGTTTTTCAGAGCCCATAATCATAGCGCCCTCATATAGAACTTCGACTTGCTTTTGTACTTTAGTAAAGTTTGCCTCCATATCTGTAGGAGGATTAAAAGTGTCATCTTTTTCTATGGCTTTTTCAGCGCCTGTAGCAGTTTCTTTTACTTTATACACTTCATTCATATAAGTTTTATAGTTGAAGTATAAAACAGAAACTTGATTATTATCCTCTTGTCTTTCGTTACTATAATTAGGTGTAACGTATCTACCAAGATTTTGGGTACTCATTTGCTTTACTTCCTCTAAGTCTTCTTGTGTAAGATGTGGAAACTGCTTTACAAGTTCATTAATTGGTATGACTTTAACTTCACCAACATAATATATATCATCAAAGTATGGTGAATCGGTATAAGAATATACTAAGTTAGCTGGATCTACGTATTTAACTACAGCACCTTCAGAGGTGTTAAACTCTGTTTTTACCGCGCCAATACCTAGTACAGCTAGATCATAATAAAATCGTTTTTTAGTAAGCTCATATCTACTACCGTCTAGCAAAGTATTAATAGCTTGTTCTTCAGCCATTTCTACTGCTTGCTTGTAGTCAAGTTGCATGTGTAGCGCTAACTCATCTTCGTCTTGAGGCAGCGATGCTGGATCATTTGCGTACAAATTAACACCAAACGCTTCTTCAGCAAAGTTGTTTATTTCTTGAGTACGCATATCATCTAATATGGACTGCATATACTCTGTTCTTTTTTGAACACCAAAAGGATCTTGTGAGTAAGCTTTAATATCGTAAGTCCTTTCAGCTATACCATTAACAACAATATCTACAAACTTTGGGATAATTGGAACTGGCTTCCAATCAAGATTTAAGTAGCTTAAGTCACCATTGATAGATAACTCATCTTTATATTTTTGTATTGATTGCTCTCCTCTAGCGTAAAGCCTTAGTTTGTGGAAATACTCTTGGTTGTTGTTATACCTGTAGTTCCCATAGCCATCATTAAACCACTCTTGTTCAATAGCTTTAGCTACTTTCAAACCATAGTCGTAACTAATTTTTTCAAGATCACTAACAACTTGACTTGGAAAATAACTTTTAATCAGCGAATCAGCCATATTTATTCAATTATTGATGATGTATAACCGTCATTTCTATATCTAGCTATACTAATGTTTAGTTTACTTACTTGTTTATCAGCTCTTGGTTTATATAAATTTCTATTACAAGCCATTACTGCTAAGCCGCTACTTATTGAAGCATCGTGCTTTGTTCTTTTATTTATATCAAACTTTGCCCAATCATTTAAAGTTTCGTTAAAGTACATTGTACCGTAAGTACCATCTTTTAAATGACCAACATGATCGTTAATATACATTTCAATAGCAGCAGCGTGTGCTTGCTTTATATCTTCACTAGAGTTTGGCATACCACCTATTTCTTTTTCCGTTGTAGATAGTTTATTCCAAACCTTGTCAGGTCTGTTCATACTAAACCCTCTATACCCTCTTCTTTTGAAATGATATAATAATCTTGGTTTGTTATTCTCTGCTAGTATTGGCATACCGTAAAACACACACGCCATTAATACATCTTCAAAAAATATTTCTGCGGTCTGTGGTCTTGCAATATATTCTAGGAAAAAAGTATTGGCGGGTGCTGATTCCATACTAAACTTTGTTAGTCCATGAAGAGATCCGTTGGATCCTCTACCGTCAACAGTACCGCTAATATCATAGCTATCGCAGCCAAAAGCACCAATATGCTCATTCCCTGGGTATTTAATTCCATTTTTAAGTATCACTCTATTTTGAAGATTTCTATCTGGAACCCAACTAACTTTAAATCTACCATTTGGATCTGGCGTAAATACAACTTGAGTATCTTTTACACCATTGACCCACTGAAAGCTACCTGTTGTTACAACGCTAGAGTTTCTATTACCCTCGTTGTAGTCTATCTGCTCGTATATCTTTGTTAGATTAAATAGGCTATTTTTAGTCTCATCTCTAAAAGCGTGTTCTTCTGTTCTTGGGAACTGACGATAAAACTCATTTAAAGCATCTTGGTCGTCTTTTAAGCCATCAACCTCATTTTCCCAATGATCTATAACCCCAATATCTATTAGTTCACCGTCTGGTCCATAAACATTTCCTCCTGGAGTAGTGAAGACAGGTCGTCCATACTCATCAATAAATCCCTCAAAGTTCCATTCCATTGGAATAAACAAAGCATATAAACCAGATTTTGTTTGACCATTTTTATTTCGCTTCGTGACATCGCTGTCGTTATATATTTTTTTGTAGTTATCGCCACCTTTGTCTAGTGAATTGCTAGTCGAGCCCATCATACACTTACCAATAATTCTACTACCTAGTCTAAGACATGTTTTTGTTACACGCCAGTTATTTAGTATATTATCTGGCCTTTCCCACTTACCACTTTCATCATGCACTAACAGATCAAGCTTTTCACCATCATAACTGTTATCTCCAGTGTTTTTCCAGTCTATCGTCGTATCAAGACCAACAAGCTCTTCAAGCTTTTCTTTGGATGTAATTTTTCTACGAGTGAGTTTACTAGCTGGAACCCTATAAGCCAACTCTGACTTGGGTCTATCCATACCATCTTGGATAGGTTTGAAAAAGAAAGGATAATTAATCGATATAGGTACAACTTTGTCCGTAAACATTTTCTTGGCATCTGATCCTGATTTTGATAATATTCCAAATCTAGCG